GTGTATTGCTTTGATATGAAGGCTCAATTACCTGATGGAGCTGCTAGGGTAACAATGTGGGATTCAATTGATCCCAAGTCATTTTGTCAAAAGGTAGATGGTACTTTATTACTTGGTAAAGCTGGATATATTGGTACTTATTCAACCTATCAAGATAATGGAACTAGTTATCGTTTTCAGTATTTTACAAATCACACAGACCTTGGAACGCCATCTGTAACATCAATTCTTAAGAAGTTATTGGTGGTTGTGGTTGGTGGTAGCAATCAGTATGTGACTCTAAAATGGGGATATGACTTCAGGGGCAATTATCAGTCTCAGAATGTACAGATTCCATCTCAGGGAACTTACTATTATGGTGTTGCAGAATACAACACTACAGCAGAATACTCTAATGGTGTTGCTTTGCAGACTTTAACTGTTTATCCAAATGGATCGGGTAAGGTTATCCAAACTGGTTATGAAGCAGATGTAAGTACTGCTTTGAGTATCCAAAAGATTGAAATTCATGCCAAGAATGGCAAAGTTGTTTAAGGAAACGATATGGCTGATTATTCCAAGAGTACGAACTTCGCCAGTAAAGACAGTTTATCTACTGGCAATCCATTAAAGATTGTCAAAGGTACTGAGATTGATACTGAGTTCAACAACATTGCTACGGCTATTGCTACTAAGCAAGACTATGACTCTGATCTAACTACATGGGCTGGTAAGACTGCTCCTAGTGGAACTGTTGTTGGTGATACAGACACTCAGACTTTGACAAACAAGACTCTGACTACACCTGTTCTGACAAACCCAACAGTAACTAATTATGTTGAGACTTCTTACACGGCTAATAGTTCAACAGCAATTACATTGGCTTTAACTAATGGAACTGTTCAGATTATCACTTTAACAGGTAATGCAACTATTACGATGCCTACAGCAACTGCTGGTAAGTCATTTGTTTTGTTGTTAAAACAAGATGGTACAGGTTCAAGGACTGTTACTTGGTCAACAGTAAAGTGGACTGGTGGTACTGCGCCTACTATTACAAGCACTGCTAGTAAGCAAGATATTTTTAGTTTCTTTGCTGATGGAACTAATTGGTATGGTGTTACTGTTGGTCAGAATTACACGCCATAAGGACTAAAGAATGTTTGCATCAGGTAAATCAGCTTCAGTTTCTACAGTAGCAAACTACATTGAGGATGTGTTTAGCACATACCTTTACACAGGAACGGGCGCAGACCAAACTATTACCACCGGTATTGATTTATCAACCAAAGGCGGTTTACTTTGGGTAAAAAAGCGTAGCTTCACAGACACTCATTTTCTTGTGTCTCCAAGCACAGGTGGAGCTGGCAGAGGATTAGATTCAGGTTCAACTAATGCGCTTTCCAGCTTTAATGCCAATAGCATATCAAGCCTTAGTACCACAGGTTTTGGAACTGGCATTAACTTTTCAAATAATGCCGCTACTTATGTCTCATGGACATTCCGCAAGCAGCCTAAGTTCTTTGATATTGTGACTTATACGGGTGATGGTGGAGTCAATGGAGACTCAAACCCATCTCGTGCTATTGCGCATTCTTTGGGCAGTCAACCCGGAATGGTAATTATTAAACGTACAGATTCCACTTCAAATTGGTATGGTGTTCATAGAAATGATGGAACAAATAACGCTTACTGGTGTTCTATAAATCTTACTAATGCGGCTACTGCTGGTTTAACGCAATCAGCATATAACACTTATATTACTAGCACAACATTTGGCCCATTTGCTGTTCGTGATTCTTTAAATCAAACACCTTTGCCTAATGTAACAGGCGCAACCTATGTCGCCTACCTCTTCGCCCACAACGCAGGTGGCTTTGGCTTAACTGGTACAGACAATGTGATTAGCTGTGGGTCTTATACTACTGATGGGGCAACAACCACAACAGTTAATTTAGGGTATGAGCCACAGTGGTTAATGGTCAAATTAGCCAATGGTACAGATTCTTGGTATATGTTTGACAATATGCGAGGCCTTACTGTTGGTGGTAATGATGCATATTTACAGGCAAATGCTTCAGCAGCAGAAAGTAGTTCGGAATACATTGTCCCAACAGCAACAGGGTTCAATTTACCAACATCTTCTAATTTTAATAACGCTGGTCAGACCTACATCTACATAGCCATACGCCGTGGCCCGATGAAAGTGCCTACGGATGGGACTAAGGTGTTTGCTTTAGATTCATCAGGTGGGACGCTTCCCAATCCTCCGGGGTTTAACGCTGGCTTCCCAGTTGATTTAGGGTTTTTTAAATATACAGCGGGTGTATCTGATTGGTCATTAGGTGACCGCTTACGAGGTGCTCAAGAACTATATCCAAACCTTACTAGTGCTGAAGTCGCCAGAGCAGACTTTAAGTTTGATTATCAAGATGGTTGGTTAAATTCAACTGGTGTTGCGTCAACAATTCAATCTTGGAACTTCAGACGCGCCCCCAGTTTCTTTGATGAGGTTTGCTATACGGGGACTGGAACAGGTGATATTACTCACTATCACAATTTAACAGTAGCGCCAGAATTGATAATTTGGAAACGCAGAAACTCATCTGCGTCTTGGCCTGTTTGGTGTAAATACACAGGAAGTTCTTCTAACTTAAATCAAGCTGTGTTCTTAGACACAACAGCGGCTGCTACAAATGAGGGGTTCCAGTTAATAGATGTTACTTTGCCTACTAGCTCTATTTTTTATACTTGGGATAATTCGTATAACAATGCTTCAGGTTCAACGTATGTTGCTTACCTGTTTGCAACCTGCGCTGGTGTTTCCAAAGTAGGTTCATACACAGGCACGGGAACTACTAAACAAATTGATTGTGGTTTCTCAGGTGGTGCTAGGTTTGTTCTTATTAAACGTACAGACTCAACTGGTGACTGGTATGTTTGGGATACAGCACGAGGAATCGTAAGTGGGAATGACCCTTACTTGTTGCTAAATAGTACAGCAGCAGAAGTAACAGGTACAGACTACATTGATACTTATAGCGCAGGGTTTGAGATTAGTTCAACTGCTCCATCGGCCATCAATGCTAATGGTGGCTCATTCATCTTTTTAGCAATTGCTTGAGGTAAATAAAATGCAAATCAGAATTAAATCTAGTGGACAAGTAATGTACGAAAGTGAATTTCGTGCTTTACATCCAAATACATCATTGCCTCAACATCTAACAGAATCACTTATTAACGACTTAGGTGGTGATGTAGTCTTTGAAGGCGCACAAGCATCTCCTACACGCTATCAAGTATCTTTTCGTGATGGCGTAGAACTTGTCAATGGTAAGTGGTACACAAAGTATTCTGTTTCTGACATAAATCAAGAAGCCAAAGATGCTTTAGATGCGTCTCAAGCTAAGAATATTCGTTCTACAAGAAACACTAAGTTAGCAGAGTCTGATTGGACACAAGTTTCTGATTCTCCTGTTGATAAACAAGCATGGGCTACTTATCGTCAATCCTTGCGTGATGTAACATCGCAAGAAGGATTCCCTTGGACAATTACATGGCCTGATGCGCCAAATATTTAAGGAAATATCATGGCTGTAACTAATGCAGATATCTTAGGTTGGCTTAACGCTAATCCTGGTGCTAGTCCAGAGCTGATTAATAAAACAATGGCTGATGCTGGTGTTAGTGCAGAGCAGTATCTGTCAGCAACTGGTACTCCTCCACCAACGCAAAATGCTTCACAAGATGTAACTGCTAAACTTGCTTCACAGATTCTTGCTTCTAGCGATCCATCACAATGGTCTGGTCAGGGTTATGGTTCAGCACAGGCTAATGCTGCTGACATGGCTAAAATTCTTGCTGGCATTGGAATTACAGACATTAGTCAGTTTGGTCAAGTTAAAGGATATCAAGAAGTTCAGCCAATTGGTGAATACTACAATGGCAAGCCTATTCAACCAATTGAAGGAGCAAATGGACAATTAAATAAGTATGTTATTAAAGAGGATGCTGATGGTGTTGGACATTATGTTCAAGTTCCAGAAAATGCTAAGACACAGACTATTTATGGAACACCTAATAATGAAGGTGGTTTAGACCCAGTCGATCAATCTAAACTTAAAACAGTAAATGGTAAATTGGTTGCAGATACTGGACAGGTAGCATTTGGTAATAAAGCAACTGGTGTAGCAACTCCTAATACATATAGTGAACGCCAAACTGGAAATGCTTTTGGCGGAACTTTTGCTGGCAAAGGAAACACGGGCTATCGCGTTAACTTTGATGCACAAGGAAATCCTCAGTTCTATACAACTGGTGCTTCTAGTAGCAATCTAAAAGACTATCTTGCTCCTTTAGCAGTTCTAGCTGCTCCTTATGCAATTGGTGCATTAGGTGGTGCAGGACTATTTGGTGGTGCAACAGAAGGTTTAGGACTTAGTGAACTATTGCCAGGTGCTTCTAATCTTGCTACCGCCACGAATGTTGCTGACATTGCTGCTGGAACAGAAGGTGGACTTCTTGGTGGTGCTGGAACTGTCGCTGGCATGGGTACTGGCACAGGATTAACTTTCTCTGGTGCTGGTGGTCTTGGTGGTTCTCTTGGTGCGGCTGGTTTAGAAAGTGGTTTAGGTGCTGGTATTGGCGCTGGAGAACTTGGTTCAACATTAGCGGGTTTAGAAACAGGAGTAGGTGCTGGCGTTCTTGGTTCTGCATTGGGTGGTCTATCAACTGGTGTTGGTGCAGGGCTTGGTGGTGCATTGGCTGGAGGTGCTGCATCCGCTTTAGGTGGAGCAGCAGCTAATAGTCTTATTGATAACGCCATAACTAGTGGTTTGGGATTGGCTGGTGGCGTAATGCAAAGCCAAACATCAAAAGAAGCGGCTAAAGCAGCTGCTGAAAGCATCAATAAAGCTACTCAGGCTGGTGTAACAGGCTCTCAATTCCGACCAGTTGGAATGACCACTCGTTTTGGTACTTCCAACTTCACATATGACCCTGTAACAGGTCAAATGGTGTCGGCAGGATACCAACTAAGCCCAGAAGCTAAAGCGGCTCAGGATCGCTTGGTTACTCTTGCAGGACAAGGATTAACTCAGGCTGAACAGGCACAAAAACAGTTTGCTCCTTTGCAACAAGGTGCTACTAATCTGTTTAACCTTGGCAATCAATACATTCAGCAATCTCCTGAACAAGTTGCTCAAGACTATATTAATAAACAGATGGCTTTGTTAGCTCCTTCACGAGAGACGGCAATGGCTAATCTTGCCAATACTTTATCAAGCAAAGGAACAACTGGTTTGTCTATTGCCCAAGGCGGTGGTCTTAAAGCTGCTAATCCAGTTGCACAAGCCTTTGCTAATGCTCAAGCAATGCAAGACCTTCAATTGGCAGCACAAGCTCAACAAGCTGGTCAACAAAATACCTTGTTTGGTGCTGGATTGCTTGGTCAAGGTTCTACAGCAATGGGTAACTACTATGGTGGTCAGGCTCAAGCTTATCAACCATATACAACCGCATTGGGTCAGATTCAAGGCTTAGAGGCTATGGGTCAACAACCATTCACATTAAGCTCAGGATTAGGTCAGATAGCGGCTAATGCGGGTGCTAATGCTGGTCGAATTGGAGTTGCTGGCGCACAAGCTGCTGGGAATATTCTGACAAGTCCTGCTGTTACGAATAATCCTTATGCTTCATTCTTGGGTGGTTTAGCATCGCCACAATCTTTGCTTGGTCAAGGAATTGCTAATTGGGCAACAGGCTACAACCCTGACACCTCATATAACCAAGTTATGAATCCATACCTTACTTGGTCTTAATTTAAAGGAAGAATCATGGCAACAGATATTGCAGGATTGTTTGGCTTAACGCCACAAATGTACGATCAACAACAACGCCAATCAGCCTTGAATGAAGGCGTGGCAATGGCTAATTTGGCTCCTGAGAATCGTGCGCAAGCAATGATTTACTCTGCTGGTGCTGGTTTAGGTCGTGCTGCGGGTGGTTTATTGGGTGCTGAAGACCCACAAATGAAGTTGATTAGCAATCGCAACCAAGTGATGCAACAGTTGAACTTGAGTGATCCTAATTCTTTGATTAAGGGTGTTGAGATTTTTAATCGTACTGGTGATGTGCAAGCGGCTCAAGCATTGGCGGCACAAGTTCAAGCTATGCAAAAGGCTCAGGCTGAAACTCAAAAGATTGGTGCTGAGGCCACTAAAATTGGTTTAGAAAATGTCAGCAAACAAGGTGCAGTTCAACAGTTAATGTCTCAGTTTGGCATGGATCAGACTCAAGCTCTTGCTGTTGCTTCTAATGCTGATTTGCTTAAGAGTTATTTAACTCCAAAGACTCAACAAGGATTTAAATTGCTTGAAACAGGTAAATACACTCCTGAAAGCATTAATTCTTGGGTCAATGGCGGTGAACTTGAGCCCATTGATAAAACTGCTAAACCACCATCAGAATGGGCCGCTAAAGCTCGTGAATTAGGTTTGCCAGTTGCGGCTTCTTTTGGCGCTTATTCTCCTGAACAAGTCGCGGCAGTTAACAAGGCTGTTTTTAACGATGAGATTGCCAAGAAAGCCGCGGGAGCAGCAGTTACTCGTGTTTCAGTTATTCAGAAGCAAGAAGAGGCTTTTTCATCTAAACGTGGAACTACTCAAGCAGAAGAATTAGCTGGCGCTGCTAATAACGCAAGGACTGCCGCACAAGCACTTGGCACATTAAACAACATGAAGCAATTAGATGCTACTGGTCAATTGTTTACTGGCCCATTGGCTAATTCGTATGTTGGTGCTACTAATTTGTTGGCTAGTGTTAATCTTCTTTCACCAGAACAAACAAAGCGTTTGTCTTCATCTGAAATTTACGATAAACAAGCCAAAGACCTTGTTATGCAAGATTTGGGTGGTAAATTGGGCGCGCAAATTTCTGATGCTGATCGTAAATATGTTGAAGCACGAATTCCTCAACTTACAACAAGCCAAAAGGCTCGTACTGAATTGCTTGGAAAGATTGAGGAAATTCAGCGTGGAAAGATTGATTACTTCAAGAAGATGTCTGATTATGCAAACAAGCATAACAATCTAAATTCATTTGATTTTTCAGAGGTTTATTCTCCAGTATCAACACCCGCCCCAAGCACAGGTGGATGGTCTGCTAAACCTATTACCAAGTAAGGATTAGTTATGCCTACATTTGTTGTAACTTCGCCCGATGGCAAACAATATGAAGTTAACGCTCCTGACGGGGCTACTGAGCAACAAGCCATTGATTACATTAAGTCAAGTTACCAAGCCCCAACGCCTCAAGAGCCAGGCATGGGCTCACAAATAGCAAGACAGGCTGGCTTAGCTGGTCGTGCTGTTGTTCAGGGATTGTCTGCTCCTGCTAATGTTGTTACTGATTTCTTAAGTGGTGCTTATAACTTAGGTGCTAATTTACTTGGTTCTTCTAGTCGCGCTCCTTATTTATCTCAAGAGCAAAGCAAAGCATTGACAGAACTTGGTTTGCCAGAACCACAAACTACTGCTGAACGTGCAGCTCAAGCTGGTATGCAAGGTTTAGTATCTGCTGGTGGTATGGCTGCTACTGCACCAAAAACAATCTTTGGCGCTGATTTAGTTCGACAACTTCCTGCTGCGACTGCCGCACCTATGGTGGCTCAGCCTGTTGCTGAAAAAACTAAAGAATTAACTGGTAGTGATATAGCCGCAACAATAGCTGGATTAGGTGTTTCTGGTGCTGTTGGTAAAGCTGCTGGTGATTTGGCGGGTGCTATTGTTTCAGGCAAAACACAACCTATGACAATGGCTGATGTTAAACAAAGAGCAGAACGTGCATATACAAAAGTAAGCGATCAAGGCATTGAATTAACTAATCAGAATGCCAGTTCTCTTGTTGATAAGATTAAAAATCGTTTAGATGCAGTTGACTACATTCCTGAAAATGCCGCTCCAGTTGCCAATGTTTTAAACAAATATCAAGACATTATTCAGCGTGGTAATGTAAGTTTTGATAATGTTGAACAAATGCGTAGACTTGCAAACAATCTAAAAAGCAATCCAGATAAAAACATTAGGCGTTTAGCGAGTGAAATGGTTTCAAGTATTGATGACCATATTGCCACTTTATCTCCAAAAGATGTTTCTGCTGGTGCTGGCGGGATTGATGAAGCGGTTAAGACAATATCTGAAGCACGCAAAGACTGGAGAAATCTAAGTCGTGCATCTACATTAGAAAACATCTTAGATGTAGCAGAAATAAAAGCACTAAACCCTACAGCATCCGAAAGTGAACTTATCCGTAAAGGATTCATTAATCTTGCTTCAAATAAAAGCAAAATGAATTTATTTTCTGCTGATGAACAAAATGCCATCAAAGGTGTTGCAAAAGGAAGCACTCTTGATCCGTTATTGACATTTATGGCAAAGTTTAATCCCGAACGAAGTCAATTGGTGGCTGGTGGTGTTGTTGGTACAGGCGTCTATAACCCTGAAACATTGAAATATTCAGTACCAATTGGAGCTGCTGGTTATGGTGCGGATAAATTACAAGCATTACTTAGAAGGCGAGCGGCGGAACAAGCAGTTGGCGGAATGCTAACTGGAACAACACCTCCTCCACAACCTTCTTATTACACAAGAGGCTTGTTCAGCACAATGATGAATCCTCCAAAGCAATGACTTACTGGGCTGAAGCACTTGCGTCAGTCCTTTTTAGTTGTTTTGTCATTTACTGTATTTATATTGTTATCTGGTGTTTTCCGTGATCGCCTGTTGGCGGCAACCATAGAGTACCGATGTGTTAAATGGACTTGGGTTGGAGATGTGCATAACCGAAGGGTTATATGTCTTAAATGGGAGAAGCGATGATATTAGATCCAATGGATGCGCTTAATGGTCTACAAAATGCCATTAGCATGGTCAAGAAGGCTAGTAAGGTAGCCAATGATTTGGGCTCTCTTGCTCCGATGTTGGGCAAGATGTTTGATGCCAAGAGTCAGGCTACTAAGGCAATGCTTCAGGCTAAGAAGCAGAAAAAAGGCTCAAACATGGGTGAAGCCCTACAGATTGAGATGGCTTTAGAGCAAGCCAGGGCATTTGAAGAAGAGTTAAAGATGCTCTTCATGCAGACTGGCAAGATTGATGTCTGGAACAAGATTAAGGCTCGTCAGGCAGAGATGGATTTAGCCGATGCTAAAGAGTTAAGTGCTTTGAAGGCTGAAGAAAAAAAGGCTAAGCAAAAAGAGCAAGAAATGACTGAACTTGCATTGCTCATTGGTGGCTGTGCATTTGTGTTATTTTTGGTTGCAATTGGTGTCAACGAAATGATAGATTTCTGTCATACAACACATAGATGTGGTGGGCGATGAATGAATATCAAAAACAATTCGATATGCTGCTCAAATGGTGGATTCGTGGAGCAGTTGCACTATATTTCCTTGGCTTTTTGAAGTTTTTACCTAATGACTTGTCTGACAAGATCGTTAAATTATTGCTTGGAAAGGTTGGTCTTGGATGAGATATTTGTTATTGGTTTTACTGTTAGCAGGATGCGATGACAGGTACAGATATCCCTGCCAGAATCCTGATAATTTTGGTTTAGAACAATGCCAAAAGCCCAAGTGTTTGTTTACTCAACAATGTCCTGAATACTTGGTAGCACCAATCCTAGAAAAGAAGGTATCTGATGTCCAACCAGAAAAAACCAACAATTGAAGAGATAGAGACCTATGTCTGGGGCTTTGTGGTCGTAGTGGTCACATTGATTCTTTGCTTTATTGTTGTCGCACTTCTCTACTCAGTCACCTTTGTGACACAGCCAATCAAGTCTATGGCTCCCATTGACATGGCTTATACAAAGATGCTCAATGACATCGTTTTGCTCATTGTTGGTGGTATCGGTGGGGTTATCGGTAAAAAGGGCGTAGGAAGCGCTTTAAACGCCATCCAAGGCACTTCTACACCACCTCCTAGCCCTACACCTACTCCTACACCAGTTTCTAGCACGACCATGCCAAGTTTTAATTGGATGGGATATAACAATCCAACGCTAGATGAATCTTGGACACCACCACCTCCTCCTACCACGCCTCCTGACCACTTAGAGCCAGACCATGAGCGGGAAGAGTTGGCTAGAGCAAGAAAAGAGGCTGAATAATGTTTGGCATACCACTTCCTTGGTTAATCATTGGTATTTTGATATCTCTCTTTGGTACATACCGAGGTGGTTATCACTTTGGTTGGGCAGATAGAGATGCTGAAATGCAGATTGCCATTGCTAAAAAGAACTCAGAAGCTCGTGAACTAGAGAAAAACATGACTTCTAAACTGTCCGACAAAGAAACTGAACTTAGAAAGGCACAAGATGAAATTGTTAAAAAGCAGTCTGCTATGCACGAGCTTGCTAGGACTGGTAAGTTGCGCCTCCCCACCGCAAGTTGCGTACAAACCAGCCCAAGTTCCCCCGCTCCCACAGGAAATAGCGATGCCTCTCAATCCGAACTTGAGCGACAGACTATTGAAGCTCTTATCGACATCGCAGCAGAAGGAGACAAAGCCATCAACAAGCTCAACTCCTGCGTCGCAGCCTACAACGAAGTAAGGAATCTAATCAATGGTCAATAAAGAACAACTCGAAAAGTTGCACATTGGCCCTGAGTGGCTAGATGGACTGAATGCTACTTTTGCAAGATTTGACATCTCCACACCGCTTCGCCAGGCATCCTTTATTGGTCAATGCTCACATGAGTGTGGGAACTTTAAGATTCTGGAAGAAAATCTAAACTATCGTGCAGAGACTTTACAGAAGTTATGGCCTAAACGATTTGATGCTGTTAAAGCTCAGGCTTGCGCTAAAAATCCTAAGTTAATTGCCAATACTGTTTACTCTAATCGTATGGGCAACAGGGATGAGGCTTCTGGTGATGGTTACAGGTTTAGAGGTCGTGGATGTATCCAGTTGACAGGTCATGCTAATTATTTCCATGCTGGACAGGCTTTAGGTGTGGATTTTGTAATGCAACCTGATTTGGTGGCGACTCCCATGTATGCTGCTTTGACCGCTGGATGGTTCTGGGACACTCAAAAACTCAATCAATATGCCGATATTCGAGACTATAAAACTATGACCAAGAAGATTAATGGTGGTTTTATTGGTTTAGCAGATAGAGAAAAACACATAAATCAAGCACTTGCGGTACTTTCTTAAATAAACTGTAACAATTGCTTATTAAGGTGCTGTGATGCCTAATGTTCCAACACCTGACGATGCCAAAATCTTTGCTCAAAGCGTAAAGAAATGGCAACAAGTTCTCAATCTTGGTGATTGGCGTATAGAAAAAGGGACTAAAGCTGCCAAACAAGCGATGGCATCTGTTGAGTTCAATGACTCAGCTAGGCTTGCTGTGTATCGTTTAGGTGACTTTGGTGCAGAAAAGATCACATCTGAAACACTTGATAAAACTGCTTTACATGAGCTACTCCATGTATTTCTGCACGACTTGATGACCGTAGCTCAAGATCCTAAGTCCAGTGAAGACGAGCTGGAAAAGCAGGAGCACCGCGTAATCAATCTTTTGGAACAGCTTTTGACTAAGGATTCTCATGTCATCGACTAATGGTTTGACGGCTTGCACCGATGAGGAATTTATTGATCTGTGGAATAAACATCAATCTGTTGGCAAGATAGCAAAAATTCTTGGCATTACAGATAGAGCAG